AAGTGATGTAGCTCCTGTACCACCATTGGCTACAGGTAACGTACCTGTAACTTCACTACCTAAAGCTGTCGTACTATCTATGGTTACCCATGCACTACCATTATAAAATTTTAGCACATTGCTAGAGGTGTTAAAGTTTAAATCACCAGCATCATTGTCAGAGCCTGGATCACCACTTGTTACTCTATATCTTGCAGCAAAACTATTAACCCCTGCTACGTTAGAGGCAACGGTTGCTATATTATTTACTACAGTTGAGCTAGCTAATGTGTTTAAGTCTGATACAAAATCACTAGTAGCCAATGTGTTTAAGTCGCTTACAACATCAGATGTAGCTAAGAGATTTATATCTGTAACGATATCTGATGTTGCCAGTATATTTAAATCAGCAACAATGGCTGATGTGGCTAACGTATTAATGTCTGAAACTATATCTGAGGTAGCCAATGTATTTAAGTCAGATACTATATCGCTTGTTGCAAGTGTGTTGATGTCGCTTACAATGTCAGACGTTGCTAGTATAGCCATGTCGGCTATAACATCAGAGTTTGCAAGTAACGCCATATCAGCTACAACATCACTTGTTCCTAGTAAAGCCATGTCTGCTACAACTGCACTTGTACCTAATAATCCCATTGCTGTTACATTAGCTGATGTACCTAAATGGCCCATAGCTGTAACATTGGCAGAAGTTGCTAGTAAATCCATGTCAGTTACGATGGCTGAAGTACCTAATATTGCTAAGTCTGCTACAGCATCACTTGTTCCAAGCCTACCAATCTCAGTAGCTACAGCAGCAACAGCACCTATATCAGTTGAATCTCCAGCAACAGCAGTTACATTAGATGCAATTCCTGCGACTGTAGTTACATTACTGGCTACGGCTGCAACCGCACTTATATCAGATGTAATTGTTCCAAGTGTAGCAAAGTTTGTTGATGATAATGCTGCTGATGGATTACCATCATTGTCAAATTCTAATATTTTGTTTGCTCTAGTTGCTTTAACAGGCAACTGCATATCAAAGTTTGTAGTTGTTTCTGCTAACGGTAATCGTAATGATCTTGAGGTACTTTCTTCTCTCTCTGCCATCATCGCCATCAATACATCAAGTTGTGTATTCAATGCAGTTACATCAAACGATGCGGCTGGAGTAAAGTCTGTGGTTCTTTCTACTGTTATGTCTCGTACAATTACTATGCTGTCATCTGCTGTAGCACCAGCACCTAAAGTTACTGTGCCTCCAGCTCCAAATTCATATGCACTATCACTAGCATTGGTTGTACCTTGTACACTAAACTGTGCAACACTACTAGGCGCTGCATTATAGGTTAGTGCTGTGCCATTACGGAATACTTTAATGTCTCCTGTGGCAAAAAATTCAAAACCAATCGTAAATACTGTTTGTCCACCTGTAGCGGTGTAGGTATTTCTTGGCGTATTTTTAGCTGTTGCTATTGTCATCTTAGTACCTCTATTCCTTGATTGTATATTTTTTTAAACAATCCATCAAAGAATATCAAATTATTGAATGGAATTAAACGCTTAAATGTTTGCGCTTTTTCGTCAAATGGAGCATCTGTACCTAATGCATGTATTATATCAGCAAACATTCCAGGTGCTGGACCAATAAATTCTCCTGTTGCATCAGCAATATTGGCTTCTCCAAACCTACCTGGTATACCTATCATTGGTCTTACTCCCATTGGTGTATCAAACATGCCTTCTGATACAACTTCTAAGGCAAAGTTTACATCTCCTACTAAACCAGTTATACCTGACATTTCGATTGCACGATACATTTTTTCTTCTGTTGATTTATGTTGATAGTACATAGGATTTTTTAAATAATCTCCCATTGCTGCAAAACCAACCATTGCTGTCAAACCTTTTATTACATCAGCTTCTCTGCCTGATAGCCCTGATAGTAATAATTTTCTATTTGCGGCAAATGACCATGCATAAAACTGAAATGGCAATGCTAAGAAACCATTATTAAATTTACCACCATATTTAGTTTTTTCAAAACCTCCTAAAAACCTAAATACAGAATTATCAAATGCTTCTGCTGTACCTTCATCATGTATACGAATAACACCAAACATCATATTGGGTTTGTCAGCCAGACTAGGTGTTATTATAGTTCTTTGCACATCTTGAAACGATGCAAATCTTAATTTATCACCATATTCTAAACCATTTTTTGTTGCCGCCCATTCTTTCTGTTTAGTATACAACATACCATTTGTTGTTTTATGCATAGGTAGCTTGCCTATTGCTCTTGCTTCTTGTTTACTTATACCATAACTAGCTAATCTAGTAAGATCAAACTCTGTTGCTGTGCCATTAGCAACTTTTTGTGTATCTTCTAAAAATCTATGTGTTGAAATGTGTTGACTCATTTCTTTCATTTTATGTGTCCAAGCAGATAATAAGTTCATATGATAAAAAGGAGCTTGTACTGCTTCTGTTGGTTTCATTATTCTTTTATCAAAGAATCTATCAAATGCAGATACACCACGACCAACTCTTTGTTCAGTATTAGCCATTTGTCTATGCGAACTATTATTCATCACAACATCAAACACATCTCCGAGCCAAGCATTTTGAGCAATTTGTTCATTAAATTCTTTTTTATCTGCTGCAAAAAAATGTTTACTATTTAGATATCTCATAGTGTTTGATACTCCATGCACCATAGGTATACGTGCAAAATCTACAATAGATGCAAATAAAACTTTACCCATCATTGCTGTACTAGCCCAGTTTCTTATAGTTGCTGGCAATCTAGATTTCATAAAACTATCTGGATCTGCTGTATTAAATAAATTATAAACTTTATCTCTGCTGTCTATTAAATGATTAGTTAACTTTGTTATTTCTTTAAAGTCTCCATTGCCTTTGTATTCAAATTCAAGCAAATCCATTTCTATATTCCATAATTTATTTTCTGCTGTTGCATCACCAAACTTTCTAGTCATTTCAATTCTTTTGTGCATACGTTCTGAGTATGCTCTCATTAAATAATTTATATCGTTAACTAAAAATGGCATTAATTCTTTATCAGTTGCATCAATTGAACGATGATGTAATGCATTTTCTGCTGTTATTGTTCTTCCTGCATCAGGACTGTATTGTTGTATAGTATCACCATCCATATCAATGTTTTGCGCATCTCTAGTTATGTCTTTAATAGTTTTGTCTACTCTAGCGTTTACTTGATAGATGTCTAAAGGATCTGTAATGTTTTTATTACGCACAAATGAATTATATAAAATACCTCTAAAAGTATTTTCTTTTGGCACAGTAAAGTATTTAGGATTAAAGTTATCATTTAATTTTTTACCAACTAAATCTATATCTTTTTTTGCTATAGTAATACTTTGATCGTCTATCAATGCTTTAATATTACCTTTATCATCTATGCTAGTAATTTTACCTATTGAACCATTATTTCTAACTTGCATACCTTTAACCATACCAAACTTTATTTCTAATTTAGGTAATACTCCTGGTGCTACCCAATCTTCATTTAAGACATTATCTAATATTGCATCAATATCATAAATACGATTAACATAATTTTCTACTAATGGATCAAATGCTTGAGCTGTGCCATCTAATAATTCTTTTTCTTGAAATTGAAATTGTTTTAATTGTTTTGATGCATAGTCTCTATTTAATTTTATTCTATCTAATCCTGCTTTATCATTAGGATATTTTTTTTTATGTGCTTTTAACATTGCTGTTGCTCTAGCTACATTGTTTGTATATATTTCTACTTGATTAGCTATTGTTTTTAAATTTTTAAACATACCTAACTTATCTGCTTCTTCTCCAATCATGCGATATATAGTACTTACTTTATCTGCTACTTCTTTTATTTCTTTTGGAGCTGTTGCATAATATTCTTTGTCTCTAATAGCTTTAGTTATAAGTTCATTAAACTCTCTAAACTTAATTGGTTCTTCTAAATTTTTTCTACCACCTAATTTTCTAATACCGCTATCTATTACATCTCCTGCTCTTATACCTGTAGCACCAAGATTATAACCAGCTACTTGATCTGATACAGAATCAACTTGTTTTCTATATTTTTGAAATGCATCTTGTAAAACTTTATTAAATCCACCTACTGTTTTAAAATGATTTGCTGTTGCTTTTACTAAAGCAGATTGAGGTACAGCATATCCAGCTTTTGCTGCTCTTGTAACTGTTGCTGAATCACCAAACATTTCTAAAGCTAAGTCTGCAACTTTATTATTCATGTCTTTATTACGCAGTTTATTATTTAATAATTCACCTATAGGTGTAATAAATCTATCAACATTTTCTGCAAACCAACTTCTTTCTGAATCTCTACCTGCTGTTTGTCTACCAACTTTTGATGCACGTATAGACTCTAATACTTCTTGATTTAATAAATTTTCACCATCAACTTGATCATAGCCATCTGGTGCTTGCCCTTTCTTTTTTATATGTTCTTTTTTAATTAAAAATTTTAAATAATCATCAGACGATGCAAATTGATCTGGTAGTTTTATACCACCAGCAACATCTGGATTAACATATGTGCCATCTCTAAACTTTCTTTCTACTATTGCATGATCTATTACTATAGTATCTTTTTCTAATTTTCTACCATTGTATAAATCACCAGCATTAAGTATTTTGACTGGTCTATCTATGCCTTCTAACTGACCACCATTTTCTAATTTATAACTAGCACCATCTACAACACCATCAATTTCTAAATCATATGTAATAGGACTATCAGCATCATACATATCAGATACAAACGTATCATTTTCCATATTCCAAGATTCTTTAAATACTTTTTGTGCTTTTTCTTCCGATGATTTTAATGTTAAATCTGGATCATCAAATCCTTTTACACCACGTCTACCAAATGCAGAAATTATACTACCACCAAGTAAAGCGCCAGCACCTACATACATAACTGACTCTGTTGCTGTTGCTGTTGGATCATAAGCGTGTCTTATTGGTTCAGCAGATCCTATAGCTGCCGCACTATATCCAGCTCCTTTTACAAATCTTGTTCCAAACGTCATGCCTTTAACAAATGGTATAGGCAGATATGTAATTGGATCGCCAAATGCAGCAATAATTTCTGGCATAAAACCACCATTATCTCTGATGTCTCTTAAATGATTATTGTAATGTATTTTTTCTTTAAGATAATCAAAGTGTTCTTGATTTCTTATATCATTAAAATAATTAGAATAATAACTTAATCCTTCATCTTCTATTTGTTTATCAATATTTATTATTGGTTTTTCAGGAAAATCTAAAAATGAATTTTCATCAGATATGAATACTTGTCCTATTGGTTCTAGTTGCCAAGCAGCACTAACAGTATCCCAATAAGATGGATCAGCAATATATTCTTGCCTACGACTGGCCATTGGCGTTTGTGCAGGAAGCGGACCATTTTCAAACCATTTTTCTCTTTCTATTACTGCCATTATCTACCTTTATATAATGGTGAAAATTGTTTAGCTAAAATATTAGCACTTTCTGTAAATGTCTTGCCAAAATTTAAATTTGTTTTTATATGCTTGTCTATATTAGTATTGTTATTTGCGCTTCGTCTTTCTAATTCTTGTCGTGTATATTGTATATTAGCACCATTGATTCCATCTGTTGTCATTGGTCTAGCATTAGAACCATCAGGATTAGGTAAATACATAACTTGATATACTACACCATCAGCATTGACTGGTTGTCCTATAGATACAAGTTTTAAATTTTTGCCTAAAATAAGTTCTTCTTCTATTGCAAATTGTTTATTTTTAATGTTTTTTAAATTTGCTTTTTCTATAATTTCATTTTGAATTTCATAATACAACGCTGTTTTTTCCATACTGTTTCGTTTTGTTGTACCTGTTGCGCCATATTCTTCTATATGTTTTAAATAATTTTCATCGTATAAGGGCATTAAAGTAAGAGGATCATAAACAGGTTCTTTATCTATAGGCAATCTTGATGGATGTGTATTAAAATATTTGTCAGTACTATATCTAGTAAATACTTTTCCATTATCATAATCTATTTCATCTGCATCATCTGTTGATCCTAAATATGTAAAAGAATATTCACTAAATCCATAATCTTCATTTTTAATTAATCTATTCATTATTTTTAATGTTTCAGATTCTATACTTTTTTTTGTTTTTGTTTGAGCTAAATTTATTTTAACTTGTCTAGAAATTTTATTATAAAAATTATGTCCTAATATATTATCAGCTCCAAAATTTACATCACTAAATTCTTTACTAACAACTTTTTCTATAGCAAGACTAATAGCTCCTGATGTTTCATCGTATATTTCTTTAAAAAACACATCATTTGCTTTTGGTTCTAAAACTGCATTTCTTATATAAAGATCAGCAGCTTCTTCTGCTGATGATGTTAAAGAAGCAGCAAATAAAAGATTATCAAATTCATCTTGAGCATCTGCTGAAAGTTGTGGTATTTTATCAAAAATATTATTTGCAACTACAGTTCCATTTTCTGTTTGAGATATTCCTGATGTAGCATTTAGCCATGCTTCGCTAGTTAACAATCTAATTATTTCTGGTTTTCTTGTTAATAATCCTTCTGGATTTTGTTTTTTTTGTGCAGCTATATCATTTCCTGGCCCAGATAAAAATAAATTTTGTTCATTAGTTAATGTATGATATTTTGATGCTAAATAATTTCTAAATTTAGGTCCTTCTAATGATGTGTAAATATTATCTTCATCAAGATTTGTATTTTTCATATCTTGTATTGCAAGATATTCTGTTACTAATTCTTTTGTTTCTTCCGTTCCATGAATTAAAGATTGACTAAATGCAATTTTATCTGATTTAGCACTTAAAGTTTGCTCATCAATAGAATAGTCTAATCCACTAGCCTGTAATTGTTTTGTATTTTTTATATAATTTAAATTTTTATTAATAATATTTTTTTTACTATATAAATCTGTTATTAATGTTCTTTGTTTTGATAACACGCTCATAACTTTATTTCTTGCTATTTGATTATCTGTGCCATCTAGTCCTAAATCTTTTAATGTTATTGACTCAGTTTCTCCGTCAGCATTTACTAAGGAAACTTTTTGTCCTTGAAAATTAAACAAAAGCTCAAGATTTTTTATATTAGAATGTGTTTGTGCTAATGAGTCAACGCTATCATAATCAATTTGTAAAAATCTTTGCGCTCTAACTCCTGCATTTAACATTAATTGATATGGTTTATATAATTGTGTTGACCATATATGAGCGCTTTCAATTCCTTTTAATGCTTTTTGATCTGCTTCTTTTTTTAATTCTTCCAAAAGTTTTAATCCTTCTGTAGGATCGCCAGCAAATAAAGAACCAAATTGATCATCATAATCTTGTGCTGATTTATTAAAACTTGCTCTACCATATCTTAATATTTTATTGTATTGTCTGTCTGCTATTGCACTTCTAGTTCTTTCAATATTTGTTTTTACATTACTATCAAATATATTTTTAAATTCATTTGGTATTGTTTCTCTTAATGCTGCGATTGGTTCTGATATATTTGCATCAAACAAGGATGTAACTTCTGCAACATCTTGATCAAATCTAGAATTTTCTTTACTTAATTCTTTTTCCATATTAAGTATTTCATTAGCTGTACCTAATGCTGCATCTGAAAATGCTTTAGCAGCTTCTTCATCAAAAGTAACAGCACCCCAAGATGTGCCTAGTAAATTTTCTGGTGTTTTATAATTTTTTGCTATTTTACGAGTTCTTTCGATACCATCAGCGCCAGTATATGTTATGTCTTCATATACTATAGTTGCTCCAGCGCCTAATTTTTTACCTCTTTCTTCTTCATATTTTTTTGTTTCTGCTGTAGTATTATCAACAAATCGTCTTAAACCTTCTGACAAATTAAAACCAGCAGCTCCTTGTTGTTGTGCTGCTCTTTCTAATGCACGACCTCTGTTTACTCCTATCGTAGCAGGATTAAATAATCTTCTTTTTTGAAATTCAAATGCCATTATGTATTAAACCTCTTCATAAATGATGAACTTGTACTTAATGCTTGATCTGCCGCAGTATAATTACTAAAGTTAGCACTACTTGAACCTACTGCTTGACTACTTCCTGATGCTCCTTTTAAACCACTAGCAGATGTTGCTACAGTTGTTACACCTTTAATTAATGCTTGTTGAAATGCTGATCTAGTAGCAATCTTAGTTGATTGTAATTCTATTCTAGATTCTTGTGAAGCATATGCTAAGTCTGCATTACGTCTTGTTTCATTAATAGCTATAGCATTTAACTCTTGATGATACTGAGATTTATTGTATTGCATTGCTGCTTCAAAAGAATTGCTCTGTCCTATGCCACTAGGAGATAACAATGCTCTATTGGTTGCCTGTCTTCTTAGAAATTCTTGTGCCAATGCATTACCTTTTTGCATTGTTTCTAATTTAACACTCATTCTATTATCTTTTATTTGCTCTTGTTTATCCTGATACGCTTGAGTAGCTAAAGCATTTTGTGCTTTTTGAGCTGACTTTGCTTGCATAATAGAAAAACCAGCAAGACCAATACCAGACACAACAGCTAATGTACCTGCTGTTCCTGCGCCTGCTCCCATTGCCATAAATACTGCTGGATGACACATTAGTAATAAACCTCCGATGTTATACCTAAAACCCTCATTGGTAGTGGCGCTGTTTGCGATACTGTCAATGTTGGATCTTTCTCATATCCAAGTGTATGCACTTCTTTTTTCCCTGTCAAAGATTGTAATCCAGTTGTATCGTCATTGGGATTACTACCAATCAAAACTTGATTAGAATTAATCGTAACATTATATGTGGTTGATAATTCTAATATAGCTTTACCTATCTTACGTGGCTTACCTGTTAACACACCATCACCTAATCTAACATCTTGTGGCAAGGTTTCTACCGTAATGTCATAGTCCATGCCTATATCACAGGCTGCTGCTGGCGATGGCAAAGTAACTGTACCTGCTGCCGTTACTACACCACTACCATAATAGAAAAAATCTCCATCTTCTGTTGAGCCTGATGTAGCATGTACTGTTTTACCTATCTGGGTAATACCAGTAAATACACGACTGGTTAAAAATATTAAATCTGTATTATCGCTAATTGATGCTGTAACTGGGCTAACTGATATTATGTATTCGTTAGATCCTCCTGTTGCTGTAACACTTGTAACTGTATGTGTTGTTCCAGTACCAGCAAATTGAAACGTATCTCCTTGATTAGGACTAGCTGTTGCACCATCAATAATAAACTGACTTACACCAGCAGATACAGCACCTTTATTTTTGACTGTGCCATGTGGCTGATAACTACCTGATATTGTTTTAGTAAATGACATATCAGTAGGTATATCAAATTGTGTAGTTGCAAACTGCTCTAAGTAATATGCAGTACTACCATCAATAGTTCTTTCTACTAATGAAAAAATAGTAGACGACAAACAAGCAATAGACTTGTAGTTACCATCAGTATTCCATTGTGTCCATCCAAATATCTTTTGTTCTTTTTGACTATTGTAAATACACATTGTGCCATCACCGCACACTAAGAAATATAATTGTTCAGTTCTATCTGGTAATGATGTAGCTGTTGCTGTATCAGTAGGCGTAGTAATTAAATGTGATGACTCCAGGCTAGTATTGTTACTATCAAATAATTCTGTGGTTGAAGCAAAAACATAATCTCTTATGTTCTTACCATTTTTTTGTATATACAAAGTACCACCATCAAATGGTCTTGGCATACCAGCTTGTTGTACACCAAAGGATGTTTGTCTAATAATCATAGAATCAGTTGGTGTTATATTCTTGCCTGTTTGTGGTCTAAGAAAAAACTCAGCTCCACTAGTAAAAACTTCTAATACACGCCCAGAAACTAAATGTCTTATTTCGTTGATTTGATCTGATGCTATTTGCATTTGTAAACTTTCATCATCTTTTGCTGTGCCTACATCAAAATTAAAAAATGATCCTACTTTGCTAGAAGTTAAATAGTCAGGTGCTGTTGCACTTCCACCAAAATATAATCGTTGTTCATGAAAGCATACTGCTCTTGGAAATCCATTAGGCTCACTATACAGTTGCTCATCCCAGTTTCTTGTAGGTGGATGGCCTACTATTTTAACACTAGCGCCACCACCATCTACAGATTCTGTTGCTGTATCACTTGCACCAGCAGTAAAATTAAATCTGTCATCATCAACAACAGTAATAGTAAATGTACCATTAATATTTGCTGTTGCTAATCCATCACCATCTACATCAAAAATATCTTGTGCGCCTGATATTGCAATACTTGCACCTGTAGAGAAACCATGTTGTGCCATAGTAACTTCCACAACTCCACTACCTTGTCTAGTTCTAAATGGATTTGCATCTAATTCTATTTCAACGTCATCTAATAATGTGCCTGTTACAACTGTTGACGATGTATAGCCTGTAATAAATATTTCTGCACCATGATAACGTACACGTGTATTAACATAAGAACTTGTCCAATATGCAGCAGATGTCGTAAGCGTTACGCCTGTTGTTCCTTTTGCAGTTTGATTTATGTCTAATGTAATAGAATCACTAGCAAATTTAAAATAAGGTTGATAAGTTTTTTCACCATTAACACTTACATCAAATTGAAATACAGACAATGCAAATGTAGTCGCACCAGTTCTTTGTAAAATTCTAGGCGCAAAACTTTTATGTGCAATAATCATAGTGTCAGCTTGCTGAGTTATAGTTAATTCCATTAATTCTGCTGTTTCAATACCAGTTGAAGTAATTGTTTGCAATAAAGTTCCATTACTACTGTAGATAGTTATTACTGTGTTAGTAAAAAGAATGATATATTCTTGATCATCACTAAAGATAAATGGTTCTATTCTTCCATTGCCTGGAGCGGTTGCACGATAAACTGTGCCTGGTCTTCTTTCAATACCACCTTGATTAAGAGTCAAGACATTACGAGCTTTCTTTAATCCTTGCTCATATGCTACAACATCAACCCTAGATACAATCTTAGGATCTAGTTCGCCTCTTACAAAACTGGCTTGATGTATTCTTTGTGTTGGCATCCATTAGCTCGATACTGTTGCGTTAACATTATTAAAATGCGTGCGATTTCTTCTGTTGCGTATTCTATTAACATCCAAGCGTTTACTTGTTTGTGCTTGGCCATCAGTAGATTTAGCAATAGCTATTTGTCCTAATGCTCTATTTCTATACAACTCAGACAAACTATCATTTCTTGCAATCGCACCTGCAAATAAACTAGCAAGTTCAAATACCATACATTGTTTAAAGTACGGTGGAAACTCTGCTTCACTAGCCTGGAATGTATAATCACAAATCAATGTATCACCTGAACCTGTGTCAGCAAAAATCTTATCACCATATCTATCATAAGCAATTACATTGTCATTAACAGTTACTGTGTGTATTAACAATGCATCTGCTGGTAATTGATAAGATGCTTGAAATCTACCTAATGGGTTCTCTGCTAACTTAGTTAGCTGTACTTGTTTAGTTGCAAATCTCCAGCGTATTCTGGTAATCATTGCTTCTAATGTTGATTCGTATAATTGTCCAGCTACAGTTGATTCTGTTGTAGCTTCTTCAAAGCTAGTTATTATGTTAGCACCCACTAGCACAAGGGCTTTGTTGCATATATCAAATCTAGTTTCTGATAACATAATACCTCTCTATAAAAAGATAATGAGGGAAGGGTGTAGTCGAGCCTTCCCTCAAGATCAATCAGTACTTACGTACCGTTAGTTGTTGTAACAGTTGCCGCACCTGATGCAGATGTAACCACTAACATATCAATAGTTACTGTACCACCAGTAGTTCCTGCTACTAATATTATATCGTACTGTTTCAAGTTTGCAGTTACCGAATTGAAGTAACCACTACCTGCAACTGTAGCTGGAGCATCTGCTGTATTGTAATGAAAAACATTACCAGTTCCGCCACCTGCGACTAATTTTAAATTTGCTGCTGTTAAAGCCATGATTAACCTCCGTTATTCAGTAATCTGGATTTGCATGAAGCCTTCTGGGTCAATCGCCACAGCCTGCATACTCATCATAGATGTTGTTAAATGACTTACCTTCTCAGGAACGTAGTTTACCTCAGTCTTAACATCAGCACCTGTAGCAAGGCCAATAGCAGATTTATGGTAAGCATGACAATCTCTAGTTGTACTAGCAAGTGTCAATCCTGAATGTGTGAAGAATAAGAACCCTAACCATCTCTTAGCAGTCATACCGCCAGAGTAAGGTAGTTCACCTTCTCCAACATATTCTGCTCTTGAGAATTGGTCTAGTTGTAACAAGTCAGCCCATCCAGCAGGTGATACTACAAAATATCTTTGACCATCATCTGGAACATCTGCTTCACCAAATGTCTCATATGTTGTCAACGCTTTTGCAAGTGTCAATGCCGCAGAACCATGAGCAATGTTTGCAGCGTTTGAACCTGCATCTAATACGTCAATGATTAATTGGTCTGTTTGTCTACCTAAAGCTGCCGCAGCAGATTGAGCTAGAACTTGTCTTTCGTCTATGTTTGTTTTTAACTCATCTAGTGTATCAACATAATCACTTGCGTAGAAATCAGCTAGTGTTACGTCAACTGTGCTGTGAGCAATATCCATTGTTGGAACTTCGGCATGACGATTCTTAGTAACGGCTGTACCTTTTCCTACTTTCTGGAAACGAGCTTGGCTACCTTTTACATTTTTTGTCTGCCTTACAGTATTCATCAGCTTTGAACCCATACGTTGATATGCCATATGGACTTCTGCTTCAAACTGTTTAATAAAGGCAGTTGATATTGATGTACTCATCTTTTATCTCCTGTTAAAATTAAATTAAAATTTCACAGTTGTCCTTTATCCTTCAATTCGGTTGTCCATTTAGGGCCTATTTCCGACATAATGGGCTGTATCTCTACATCTACCTTTGGTAGATGCTTATAAAAGTAATACATTTCTATCTCATTTACAAGCATTGGTTGCTCTGCAAAGCAATATTTTTGCCATTTTAACCATCTTATACTACGTTTATGTTCATTAATTATAAAATTAAACAAGAAAGTATAGTGTGATTCTAGATATGTAAGCCATCTAAGATTGCCTTGCAGAAAAAATCTACGATGGTTATGCAATAAATTACTAGCTAAAAACCATACTGTTGCTTTTTGTGGATTAGTTTTACTAATAGGCATTGCACCCCATATAGCTACCACTTCATTTGTTTCTTTTTCAAAGATAGTAAAAGTATGCGTATTTGGTCTGTTATATCTAAATGGACTTATAAGCGCAGTAAGCGGATCAATGCCCATAGCAGCTAGTTCGTATTTATCTAACTGCTGTAGATTGGGCGCTAATCTAAAACAATCGTCTGGGATTGTTTTTTCTACATAAAGCATTACTTCGTTAACATTCTAAATGCAGCATCTACTTTTGCTACATAAGCCTCATCTCTAAATCTTGGATCGAAGTATCTTTTGTCTGTCATCATTGCTCTTGCATCAGCCATTGTGAGTTGTTTTTCTGGTTGTGTAAATTGTTCGGATCTTACTCCTGTAGTTTGCATTTCCATAATACGCTCTATAGCCTGTATGCCTTGTGCAGTTGTACCTAATGAATATTGAATAGCTTCAAATTCTTCTGGCGGAAAGTTCTTACTAGCCCAAGCATTGACTGCATCTACTCTTGAGTTTGCATTTTCACCCAATGCTTCCATTTCTGCTTCTAAATTAGGTTGTTGTGCTTGCATTGTTTCTACATAAGCATTAATACCAGCATCGTATTCTTCTTGCGTAAAACCATTTTCTTTAGCAACGCCTTCCCACCAAGTACTCATTGGGTTTTCTGTAACCATTTCTGGAGTAATGCCTTCTGGTAACTTAGGCATTTCGTAGGCTTCTGGCACGTTTTCTGCATGTTCATTAGCAAGTTCTTCCATTAATTTTTCTTTAATAGTTTCTTCTTTGCCTGTGCTGTATGATTCTAACTGAGTATATGACTTTGCCATTTCGTCAGCATCAACCTTGCCATCCTTCCAAAACTTCTCAGGGATATGCTCTGGTCGTTCCTCTTGCGGCACTTCGTTTGCAGGTACTTCATCTAGTATTTCTTGTTCAGTTATTTGTTCTTCAGCCATTGTTACTGTCCTCCACTATTTTTTGTGATTGTCCTTTATTGCTTCTGCGCTGTATTAAACCTACAATATAACGCTGTCCTTCTATATGTCTTAACTGATGATCAGATACTTCTGGTCCTGCTACGGTTTCAATCGTAATAGACCTTAGATAATTTAAAAATGTTTTACCTGCATCTGATGTGAATAATGCTCTTGATACTGCATTTAACGCTTCTTCCTGATCTGGCGTTCTTTCCATACCATCAAGCCCTATCAGCGTTTTGACTTTCTTTTCTGCCATGCTACACCTCATGTAATTAATTGTTCCACGTGAAACATTAAGGAAGCAAAGGTACTTTCATTAAACTGTGGGGGTTAAATGTGCTTCACTTCCCACTTGATGATATAAAATTGTTACCGAAAGTCAAGGACTTATTGACCTTCCATAACTCCTTCGGCTGGAGTGCCTTGTGCGGCTTGTTGCATCTGTTGCATTTGTTGCATTTGTTGCATCATTTGAGCCATTTCTTGTGGAGACCTAATTAATTCTTCTGGTATACCTAGTTTTTTCGCAATATATTTTGCTACTTCATCTTGTTTAATCATAGCATTAAGTAATTGTGGACCAACTCTGCCTTGTATTAATCCTAAGAATCTATCAATGTTTACTACATCTGATTGATATTGAGCTTGTGCTAATGGACTAGAAGATTTAATTTGTACTTCTTTGCCATTAACAGTAGGTATTTCTATACGCCCTTGTTTTTTAAGGATGTATATTACTCTTGCTAATACTGGATTAACTAATTCTGCTTGCAATCTACCAAACGCTGCACCTATTTGCCTGGACAAATCAGCTTGACGTTCAGCTACTTCTGTTGCAGACATTGGTGTTTTCTCATTTGGATTGCCTAACATATCATTGTATAACGCTTTCTTAATATTAGTTCTCATATCACGCAATACTAAGTCAGATACATTAAAGTTACCTGCTTGTGCTATTGGTTGTAAACCTGCGCTACCTGCTGCTTTCGGAATAACTGTACCTGGAATAAGTGCAATGTTGTCAACATTAATGACTCCATCATCTTCCACTTGATACATACCTGAAATACTCATTTGTGCGTTTTCTAATATTAGTTCTACAACTAAGTTAGACGTTTTTATTGCAGGCAACGCAAACTGTAATGGTCCTCTGCCGTATGTTTCACCAGAACATTTAGACCAACGATACGTAATGTATGGATTACTACCCACACCTTTGTATTCTTCATGATATATTTTATGTTCATAGTCTTTAGCTATAGCACAAAATATGTTTACTTCTTCTTTAGTTTGAGAATAATCACGATACAATGTTTCGATAATAGTAATTTCCTTGTCGGGGTTTGCTTCCATATCCATAGCCATCTTGTCATTGTAGATTGGAGTTGCATACGCAAACGTAAGTTCTTTTAATCTCATTTTACGTGTACGGTACACCGCATCTACTTTGTCATCATGGCCACTTGTTAAACATACTTGTGGTAATGGAATAGCTTTAAATCTTACTGGTTGAACCGCATCGCCTTCTTCAACTAATAAAACTCCTGTGCCTAAAGCTATATCAAGAAATGTTTCATGCACTTCTTGAGAAAAGTTTGAGTTTTGTAATATTTCAAAAACATACTCAGTAACTTTATCTAAAGCTAGATTAGTTTCTTTTTGCATATCTTCTGGCACTTCTGTGCCTGCAACAAACTCAGCCCATCTAGCATAGTTAGGTACTATGCCTGATTGCAATCTACTTGCAAATTCTTGTACACCTACTACTGCTGTCTCATCAAAGATATGATCGGTTCTTCTTCTGCCTGGAGTTTCTTGAAAAAATGATTCTCTTTGTGGTAAAGCATATTCATAACATTCTTCAAATACAGACACCCATTGATCTTTTAAAGATTTAGCATGAGCATATTTTGCTAATATTTTTTTAGCAGGATTTTCTATATTTTTAACATTGACACTTGGTTTACTTTCAATCATTAAGCACCGAGAGTTCCTTTAGTTTGATACGTATCAGCAACATCAAAACCACTTCCGCCTTTCTTTTTACCAGCCATAAGACTTCTTCTGCCACGTCTACCTGCTGCTACAGCTTGAGATAGTTCTAATTGCTCTGCTTTTATTTGTTCTGCTTCTCGTCTTTCTTCTTTGAGAGCATCTCTTTGCGCACGCCTATTTGCTTCTCTAGCGTCTATTTCTTCTCTTGTTGGTCCTGGTATGCTAGGTGTTCCTGTACACATTATCTGTTTCTCCTATCATGGATATTACGCTTTGGCTTCACAGTATAAACATCAAAAGCTCGTTTTGCTACAAAAGGTTTACTTGTCTTTCCTCCAAGCACTAAACTTCTCCCTTCTCCTGCACCTAACAATAAATACTGCAAGGCATCATGTATGTGTGAAAACCTATTCTTGTTTGGCTTCTCATCATAGCGCTCACCACTTGTTTGTATACGCTTGTAATGATAACCACCACTAAATCCTTTTATCAAGTTAATACATTTTGGATCAATTAACAAGCCTGATTCTCCATCTGTCATTCTTGTTAAGGTTGCATTAACTGCTTCTAATCTAATTAATACATCATTTGAAGGTGCTGGTCTAGCGTTTATTCCTTTGGATCTTAGTATTTGAAAGGGTGTTGCCTCATCTGTTTGCACTCTGTGGTCTCCTGCTGGATCACCAAAGATGTGAAATGTGCGTGGTGCATACAATGCCATGTGTTGTTTTAACAAATCAGAGTACCTTACAATACCCATATCCTCCGCTACCAGCTCATCCAACAATACCCATCTACCACGTATGCGTTGAGCAAACACACATGCTGGAGTCAATCCAAAATCTATTCCCATGTAGATTGGTAACTTATCTGCAACCAAACAATCACTCCTGGCTACATGCACATCATGTCTAAAGGAATCATAAACAGGCTTACCATCTTCAATAAGTCCAAGTTTATTAAGGACATACACGTCTATCCAAGACTTGGTCTTACCTCTAATAATATTAGGGTAATAGTTTTTGGTAAGGTTGTTTATATTCTCTGCTTCGTCATTACGTTCGTATCGATCTACTGTTTTGTCTTTACCTATGATCTCATCCATTGCTGGAGGCTGATTAAAGAAAGTCCAGTTATCTGGTTTTACTAGCATTTTTGCTTCTTGTTTAGTGAGATAGTCAGGTAAGACAGTTTCTCCTGCAAGTATTGGCCACCAATGCTCAGTATCAGGAGCGTTGGTATCGCAAATAACGCCATACCAGCTAGGACCACCATCACGCATAGATGGATAACGGCCAACACGCATCGTGCAAGCATCAATAATACTCTTTGGAATTTCTCTTGCTTCATTTACCCATACTCCTGTAAGTTCAAGGGATAATAGTTTTTTGACATCTTCTGGTCTATCTAATGCTAAGAAGATAACTTCTAACTCAATATCACCTTTTTTAATCATGTGCGTAAACGGCACGCTATATAGAAACTTACCCCATTCTTCTTCTGGAAACCAGTCTAACCAAGTCTTGATGGTGGTTGTTTTAAGTTGCGGATTAGTATTTCTTATGACTGCCCATCTACTTTTCCTTATACCGTCAGCATTAGGCTCTTGTAGTAAAGCACGTCTAAGTATTTCAATACAACATGATACAGACTTGCCACTACCTACAGGTCCACGCAAACCACGAAAGAAACTATCGTCTTTCATAAAGGCTTTTACAATAGGACCAGGAGCTTTATAGTTGAGTGATGCCATACTTGACCGCTAATTCATAGAGTTTTTCTACTGCTTGTGGCGACATAGCTGACAAAATTCTATCTGCTTCCATGTCAGTTACAAAGTCTTTAGGGTAATGTTTCATGTGCTGAGTTTTAACTACTACACGCACTTTACCCCATTGTTCTTTAGTGTATACATTAGGGTTTACTACATCTTTAGGTACATTAGTCCAGCCATCATTCATATACTCTCCTTTTCAAAAAAATTTTCATAGTATTCGTTGTCTGCAAATGAATTTGTTATTTGTTCTTTTGTAAAAGATTGTTGTATAGAACTGTCTATACCAGAAGATACAATGTCTGCACTTGTTATATCTGGTATGTGTTTCTCTGAAAAATTATTATTTACTTCGTCTTTAGTAATCATTGTTGATATAAACTCACCGCCTTTTGTGCCAGGTTTGAATCTTTTAGTTTTTGTCTTTGGTATTGACTTTTCAAACTGAGGTGCTGCATCTCCAGCTTCCCCACCAATAGGAAAATCTATTTTTGTTTCTCCTAGATCACCAGAAATTTTACGATATTTTTGTACTTCGTTAAATACTTCTGCTGTTTCTATTCTATTTTTCATATGTGGTGTACTAGCTTCTTCTAAATTATCTTGTATAGATTGTATTTTTTTTGTAATAGATTCTTTTGAATGTAACATTTGTTTTAATATTCTTGCGCGTTCAAAACCTATGTGAGAATCGCCTGGATATTTTGGATTAGATTTATCATTACCTTCAACAAGCGCATTAAAATATAATATTTGAGACTCGGCAGAGTCTACTTTTTTATTTTTTGTTAACCAGCCTTCATAAGCATCTAACATTCCTTTTCCTTTGTTTTTACCTCTACCTCTTTCCATTTGAAACAAACCATATCCTGGTCCGCCATCATCTTGTTTTTGTTTGTAATCATAACTATATTTTGTTTCAACACCAAAATTACCCATAATAGCTGACACAGCACTATCTGAATAATTTAATTTTTTTAAGAGATGCATAAGTTCATTAGCATTAACTCTAGCAATATTTTTTTCAGTATCAGTTGCACCGCTTCTAAATTTAATATCCATTAGACTGCCTGCTGGTCATAAATAATAGCTTTAGCCATCTTCTCTGCATCTTCAACACTATGACCTTTGATCATCTTGTACTCTACATACTGGTCATACTGTCTTTGCTTTTCTTTGTTACGTAAGACTTCTTCGTTGGCTATCATGTTAGCCGCACGCTTCTCAGCTTTCTCCATCTTAGTAAGTTTCTTTTTGGGTGTACCGAGTGGTTTTACTTTTGGCATACTACCTCCTAGCAGTTCCAGGCTCTTAATGATTTGTTGATTCTTGACTGCGGATCTCTTGCAGTCTTAGCTGACGTTAGTTTAGACTTCATGCCTTTCATCCTAGCGCAGAAAGACTTACGCCTAGCTTTGTCTTTACTGGTCTTAGGTTTGGGTGCAGGGGGTTTTAAGTTACCGCCTGTAGAATTGTTGTAACTGGCTCGACCTTTGGCATTTAACCCACCTTTGGGGTTCTTACCAGCTTTACGTTGCCATGCTGGAGTTGTCATTAGTACTTAATTTTTTTTGGTTTAGGTGTTTTGACCTTCTTTTTCTTCATACCCTTCATGCTTTCTTCTCCTTTTTCATTTCAGCTTTCGCTTTGAGATGTTTAACCAATAATTTTTTCTGCATCCCTTTGGACAAATCCTTAAAGTGCATTAATGGTTTACTTGATTTTGTATGAGTCTTGCCTGAATGTAAAGAACCATCTTTCATTTTGTGAGTTTGGCCTGTAAACAAAGTGCCAGTCTTG